TTATAATTTTGTTTATATTTTATTAGTTTATAATTTAAGTATCTACTTTAACCTTCTTAGAAATCATACGCTTTTTCTTTTCTTCTACTGGAGCGGTTTCAACGTGCGAAGGTAATGGTTCAACTACTTCAGGCGCATAAGTATGTGTTGTAATTGTTTTATCTTCATCATCGCTATCCTCAACAAAAGCACTTACTGCTCCACCGTCAGGATCTACATCATCCTCTGGATGAGGCATATCCTTTAACTTTTGTTTATCTTCAGACTTGGGTCTTAAAAAGCACTGTCCTTCCATTGAAGACTTTGGCTTTTGAACAATTGCTTGCTTTAAATTCCAAGTAATTGATACCTTTCCGTTAATAAACCATAACCCACCGCACTGTATAAGACAAATTACCTGAGTCTTTGGTTTAATAAATTCCAAAGGAGACAAATGAGCATTTACTTTTCCACTAACAAATAGTGGCTCGCCATCTTCATCATAAATCTCTGACTTCCAAACCTTGGACCAACAAGGAATCTTAACAGTTAATGTTGGTGCTTTGGATGTGTCAGGTTCTTGACTCCCTTTTATTTTAGGATGTCTGAGCATAACATTAAATTTCTCGTCCATAACCTCTGTACTAGTTATAGTCTTGCCAAACCAATCCTTCGAATTAGTCATTGCATCATCCTTTATTTTAGACTCAACCGCCTTCATACTTGTAAGAAATGCTTCACAATCTGCATTTGGATATTCAGAATTAGGAAATTGTAAGCTCATTGTAAACTTTCCTGTGGTATTTCCAGCAGTATCCTTGCCTTCTTGAGCACCCCAAGTCAAAATTAATGGAGTTGCAATAGTAAGAGTCTCTCTAGACAATTTATTAAAAACATTCACCACTTTTCCTCCAGAAGCGTGTGCTTTAGGAGCAGAGTATGAAATAACGTTTGTATTAATTTGAGTTCCGTCGATGATTGAGTCAGTCATTATGATGTTATTATAATTATATACTATGAATATCTTTAAATCAATTTTTTTTTAAAATATAAATTAAAATAAATGCAAACTACAAATTGTTACGATACTGGTAATGAAATACCAGATAAATTTTATATTTATACAATCTTATATTTTCTAATATATTTATAATGTAAAATGACTCAAAAAGAAATTATATAGTTATAATATATGAGCATTATTACCAAAAATAAGACTAAATCTGCTACATTAGATGAATATATAAATAGTATTTCAATTAAATGTGAAAATAAAATTCCGTCGATTAGTAAAAAAATAAAAATAAACAATGTAGATATAATTTTGCCAACTATTAAAAACTATAATGATGTTTTAGGCTACAATTACAATGCCGTTCAATTAAAAAAGTTCGCAAAACATTATAATTTAAAAGTTAGTGGAAAAAAAGAAGAATTAAATACAAGAATTTTTACGTTTCTTTATTTATCTTCTTATATAATTAAAGTCCAAAAAATATTTAGAGGTGGTTTAATACGCAAATATAATAATGCACACGGACCAGCTTATATAAAACGAACCTTATGCACTAATAATTCTGATTTTATTACAATGGAACCAATAGAAGAAATTAAATCTACCCAATTTATTAGTTATAAAGATATCGATGATTTTATTTATGGATTTGATATAGTTTCAATATACAACTTAATTTTAAAAAGTGATAAAGAAATAAAAAATCCATATAATCGCAATTTAATCCCTGAATTTGTTTTAAAAAATATTAAGGCTGTTTTACGCATTAGTATAATTTTAAAAATTAATATAAATTTACAAATACACGACGATTCTTTATGTGTTTCAAGTGAAAAAGTTATTGAATTAAGATCATTGGCTGTTTTCCAAAGTATTGATGCTTTAGGAAATTATAGTAACCCTGACTGGTTTCTCTCTTTAAACAGAACTAAATTAATTAAATTTATAAGAGAGTTATCTGATATTTGGAATTATCGAGCGCAATTATCAATAGAAATAAAACGAAATGTTTGTCCGCCAACCGGAGATCCATTTAGGAATTTAAATATGCAATTTATTTATACAGAACCTAATATGCTAAATGTTAAAAAAACTGTGTTGGAGGTTTTAGAAAATTTAGTTAATTTAGGATTAGAGAACGACAGTAAATCTTTAGGAGCGTATTATGTTTTAGGAGCATTAACTTTAGTAAATGAAAATGCTGCTGCATCTCTTCCTTGGCTTTTTCAATCAGTGAGTTATTTTTAAAAACTATATATTGTCTGGTTTTAATGTATTACCATATTAGCATAACAATATATATTATTTGCGTTAAATCACTTAAAAAGTAATTGTTTAGATATAGTATAATAAGATGGCTAGAACTAAAACCGCTAAGACTACTGAGACTGAACAAGTCGCTACCCCCGCTCCTGTTATTGAAACTGTTTCTACTCCTGTAGTTGAAAAGATTGTAAAGACCAAGAAACCTAAGACTGTTAAGGCAGTTGATACAACTGTTGTTGACACCACTTCTACTTCTACTTCTACAGATGTTGTTGTTGCTACAGTTGAAGGAGAGGCTCCTCTTGCTGAACAATCTATTGAATTCCTTGCCAAACTTCAACAACTGGGAGTCCTTATTTCTTCTTTGAAGGCTGAATATAGAACTCTTGAGAAGAAATGGACTCGTGAACTCAAGACCGCGCAAAAGCAATCTTCCAAGCGCAAGCGCAAGGCAGGAAATCGTGCTCCTTCAGGATTTGTTAAGCCTACTCGCATCTCAGATGAGCTTGCAAAGTTCTTAGAGAAACCTTCCGGATCAGAAATGGCCCGCACAGAGGTTACTCGTGATATTAATAAGTATATTCGCACTAACAATCTCCAGGATAAGGAAAATGGTCGTAAGATTAACCCTGATACCAAACTTGCTACTCTTTTGAAGCTAAAGAAAACTGACGAGCTCACATATTTCAATCTCCAAAGATATATGTCTCCTCATTTTGCTAAGGCTAACAAGGACGTTGTTGTCGCTCCTGCAATTGTTTAATTTTATTAAAAACAAAAACAAAAAACATTTAATAATTATATGGTCCTAATAGGACCACATAATTTGCGTTAGAAAGTTTAAAAACTTATTTAGTGATTTAATTTGTTAAAATAATAATAATAAGTAAATATATAATGAGCACGGAGTTTTCTAATTACAAACAAAACAAAGTAAATGTTTTAACAAATACTTATAATACTCAAGTTAATTTATTATATTCTGTTTTAAATACAAATATTCGTAATATACAAAATTCTAATATTTCAGCATCCGCTAAAATTACACAAATAAACATTGCAATTAAACAATATAATACATCTATTGCAATGTTAAAAACCAAATTAAATGCTGATATTTTAGCAGTTAATATGAGTACACCTAATATACCTGATATAACAAATATTCAAAACCAAAAGGCTTTATTAATTGGAATTAATTATACTGGTTCTAGTTATCAATTATCTGGTTGCATTAATGATGCAAATAATATAAATACGTTTCTTGCACCATATGGATTTAAAACCATTAAAATGTTAACTGATAATGTTTCTATAAAACCTACACGTGCCAATATATTAAACGAATTTACTAATTTATTAGCTAATTCAAAAGCAGGCGATGTTTTATTTTTTTCTTATAGTGGACACGGATCACAAATAAAAGATACAAATAATAACGAGACTACTGGAAACGACCAAATGATTATACCTAGTGATTTTAAATATATTGTTGATGATGATTTGAAACAAATTATCCAAAATAATTTAAACAAAGATGCTACTTTAATCGCATTATTTGATAGTTGTTATAGTGGTTCTGTTTTAGACCTTAAATATAACTATATGGATAGTTTAAATAAAAATACTTACACCGAAAATGCAAAAGAATCCGATACTTTGGGGAATGTTATAATGATCAGTGGGTGCAGCGATGTGCAAACTAGTGCAGATGCAGTTATTAATAATATAAATCAAGGAGCTATGACTTGGGCATTTTTAAAAGCGTTTCAAGATAAAAATATAACGTGGAGACAACTATTATTAAATATGCGAAGTTTTCTAAAAAGTTCTAAGCTTACACAAACACCACAATTAACATCTGGACAGTTTATGAATATTGATTCAAAAGTATTTATCTAACACTCTATATTAAGTATTAGAAACATTTTCAAAATCTGTTACACTATCATCTTCAGAGTCGTAATTTAATATCGCAACCTTTAAATTATCTTTAGAAATTTGAGTTTGATATTTTAATATTAGACTATAAGTTATGTTTTCTTCTTCTTCTAGTAATTGATATTTTTTATTTAAAATATATCTTACTGCAAACGTTGCATCAATAGTTTGCGTTTTTATTACATCGACTAAATTTAACATATAAATATATGTTTTTAAGGTTTCTCTGTCATATTTTTTATTATATAAATCTAACATTTATATAATAACATTTATTTTTTTAAATAGAAAAAAATAAATTTATAAATTGAGTAATAAGATCGATAAGATTGATAAATTAATATTTCAATCGTTAGCAGGAAATAAAAATCCATCTGTTTTTAATATTTCTTTCATATCAGAATACATAATTGGACCATTTATAATTTTAATATTTTCAAAAATTATCAAATTATCATTAGTTATCTCAAACATACCGCATATTTTTTTAAGTAGATCATAATCTTCAATATATTTTGAATTATTAAGCAACCACTCATAAAAACACATCGTTTGTTTTTCTTTATGGTATTTTTTAAAATATTTTAGAGTCTTGTATAAGTTAGGCGAATCTCTATTTTCATCAAAATGTGTGTTATAATCTGTTCCTGATATAACACAAATTTCTCTTAGTTCTTTTTGGGTTATACCTAAATTTTTTAGGATGCCTTTTGTATCATATAAAACAACCGTGTGATTTAATAAACTTAAATATCTGATTACTCGTGTACAACCATATACAAACATATCCATGTCTTCACTTAAACAGGCCCATACTTTGTCTTTTAATGATAACAATGCACACAACTCATCTGCTTCACCAGGTGCGTCATAATATGTAGCGCCATATGCTC